GCTGCCCAAGAAAGAGCATCGTTAACATCATAAAATCCACCCATAACCATATCACCAGTAGTGGTGGTAGGACAGGCGGATGTATAACAGAAACGAAGCTTGCGGAATCGGTAAAGAGCGTAATTTGGGAGAACCCTGCTACCCCAAGCAAATAGGGTACTAGCAGGGTTTACGGAAAGAGTCGAGACAGAGACGGTACCAGCAGAAGCCGGTCCCGCAACTCCCATGAACTTTTCCTGATTAGAGATTATAACTCCATACCGGGTAGAACGAGAAACAGGACCACGATTACGTGCAAACGTAACCTGGCTGGCAATGTTCACCAGGGGATTAACCTTGTTAAATTTCATACTAGGTTCAGGTCCGCGTTTACCCTTACGGGTGGAACGCGAAGACTGACCAAAATTGTTATTATTCTTCGCCATTTCTAATTAATCAGTGCAGGCGTATCGCCCGGACCATTGCGCTTTTCGACGGGACCTCTTGGTCTCTCGTTTAGCCTACAGGGCTAGATCCCAGCGTGATTAGAAATGAAATCGGACGACCGGCTCGTCAACAAGGGTACCTTGTCGAATATGGTACCACTGTGGGCGTGACTCGTGCCATTGGTTCTGGAGGACCGAGTCTAATGCTTCCCCAGAAAGGGGCGGAAGAGGATTCCGGATAAGGAAACGATTGAATCGTCTCCTACCAAAGATCTTCTGGTGTTTGAGAGTTATCAACCCCTCAAACCACCTCCGAATTTGCATTAGTTCCCTGGACAATCCTCCGGATCGAGAGTACGGATCGGGCAAAATATTCTCAGGAGTAAGCACTACATCCGGGACACCCCACCTCAGGAATTCATCCTGAAGTGGGATCTCTTTCTGGTAGAGAGTTTCAATACGGGCATAGTCCGTACGAATTCCCTCACGGAAAGAGTAAACCCCTAAACGGTGCGCCTCCATCCAAATCCTCTGGTAACGGGTATAAGTATGACCCGCGGGAACAGGTAATCCTAGGCATCCGAGGTTCGTGGGTCCAAAGAAGGATCCAGGAAAACCAGATACTATAGGGTACCTCTCACGTAACATTCTGAGAGCAAAGTCATGGTAGCGAGGTTCGATTCCTTTCCAGAAATCAACCACGATGCCTGACAATTGTTCCCAGGGTGTGACTTGTCGACCAAATTTATCGACAAAGTCCCCAAGATAACCGAGAAGACCTACATTAGGGAAAATGAGACGAACCATACGGTTCTTCTCCTTTGACCAGGTGTAGACCTCGGAGTTAATCATGGCGAGATCACGTGAGTAATAGTTCTTACCAATGGACTTCTTCAGTCCAACATGTTTGGTATGAAGTTCCCATTCTTTGTATTCCCGTTTTGAAGCGGGAAACAGAACATCATCACCGTTAATTCTCATCCACCGATCCGGTGGGAGAGTTAAAGATGATGCTGCTTTGTTGATTATACAAAGAAGAGGAAAAGAGAGAATATGACCCATCATCTGTCCCCGAAGAACTACATTACTAGACTCACCAATAAAGATTGAATCAAAGGAGTGGATAACCATACGGTTAAGCCAACCCTCAATATCCATGTCTTGAAACACCATTCCCTCAGGAAAGGTGAAACGGGTACGCTCAAACATCTTCTGAGCAGTATACTTGGTGTAGTGAAGGTGGATACGATCCGTAGCGGATTCGTAGTCACCAGAAACAAATTTCTGGCCCTTCTCAAGTTTCAGTGCCACGAGAGCATCCTCAACTGATTTACCCCCAATTAATTCATAAACCGGATCCTGTCTCATGGTAGAATGCCATGCGAGTTGAATCGGTTTCAATAATTG